AGGGGAAACCACCCACAGAACCATTATTATTAGGTAATAAAACAAAAGATTTATTGAATGATTTAATTGCATTATTAGGAGAATTAGGAAATGATTTATCTACAGTTATTTCTACTCCAAAAGGAAGTCCATTAGTTGGAGTAAATATGGCTGGAAAAAATGTTATTAGTAAATTATCTAATATTCAAAATAAATTAAAAAAAATCAACTCAACATCTAATTTTACAATATAATGAATTTAGCTATATTAAATCCTACTCTTGTTGATTCTGCAAAAAAACAATTAATAGGTAATATTTCTGATAAAGCTAAACAAACTGTATTTTCAAAAATAGAACAATTAAATAATGAATTAGGTATATTACAGGATAAAGTAAAAAATATACAAAAAGAATACAGTTTAAAAATAAAAGAAATACAAGATAGCAATATTATATCTAATGAAGATAAAGATAAAAAAATAAAAGAAATACAAGAATTTCAACAAAAAGAAATTTCAGTTATAGAAGAACAAATAAAGAAAATAACTGATGAAATAGAAAATTTACCTAATGATATTTTATCATCTGCAAAAAAGGAAATGAAGAAGATAGATAAAAAAATAACAAGTAATATTTCAAAAGGTAAAATAAATGAAGTTAAATCAGATGCTTTAAGAATAAAACAAATAATAAAAAATAACAGTAAATCTTTATCATCCATTTTAACAAACCAATTAACAAATGTTCTTTTAAAAGTAATAAGTCAAAACGGAAAAATAGAAAAATCAGTAAATGAAACTAACGAAGTAATAGATAGTGCTGATACTAATGCTGAAATATTACAAGCTATAAGTTTAAAAAATTCTACAATAACACTTATTAATAATCAAGAATTAAAGATTTTATCATTACAAAAAACTTTAAAAGATATATCATCATTAATACAAATATTTTCATTAGTTCTAAATATATTATCAGCATTACCGATTCCTGTATCGACACCTCCAGGCATAGGTATACCATTGAATATTATTACTAATATTTCAAAATTAATTGAAAAATTAAACAATTTAATAAATGAACTTAACACAGTATTAGCAATAATAATCCCCTCAACAGAAAAAACAGTAAATGAACTCGAAGAATATAAATCACAACTGCATGATATTAATAGTATATTAGATGACAAAATAACTGAATCATCGGATATTTATAATAGTATAAAATCTAATTTTGATTTATCTTATAATAAATTTGAAAATTATAAAGGTTTTAAATTTGCTTTAAAAGAAGAAGAAAATTTAGGAGCCCAAAAGAGTGTAACATTTAGAGGAATTAAACGTAAATATGCAGTGGCTATTAATAGGGATAATGTTGAAGTTTTAAAAAGTGATTATTCATTCACATTAGACCCTAATGATTTAATAGAACAATTAAAACTAATGATAGATACTAAGGGTATTACCTCATAAAACAAAATTAAAAATCAAATATTTATTTATATGGACATTAAAAAATTTAAAAAAATGATAAAGGAAGCTGTAATAGAAGCCCTTTATGAAGAAATACCAGATTTAATGAATGAATCTTTAAATAGATTCAATAGAAAACAACGTATTAATGAATCAGTTGTTGGAGATGAAGTGGAAACTTTTAATTTTACTAGTAAAGATATTCATAATTCATCACTACCAGTTGAAGCACGTATGAAATTATCTAATAAAATGGGAGATATGTTTGGGATTAAAAAACCACAAACTAATGAATTAAAGATTATTGATAAGGTGGATGAACAAACTGGAGAAAGGGTTAATCCATTTTTAGCATTTATGGAAGATACTAAAAATAATCTCACCCCACAGGATATTTCTGGATTAAGAAATTTAGATTAATATGCCTATAAAACAAATAAATAGAGTAAACCCTTTAGATTTAAATAAAAATATTTCTATAGGTATTTCTCTTCCTTTTAATGGTCCATCTGGTCCCTTTAATAAAACATTTAGTACTAAAGAACAGATTAAATCTAATTTAATTAATTTATTACTTACAAATAAAGGGGAAAGGGTATTTAATCCTGAGTTTGGTGCTAATATTAAAAAAGCATTATTTGAAGGGATTAATGACAATGTATCAGAATTATTAAGAATGTTAATAACAACAAATGTTGGTATTTTTATTCCTGAAGTTGAAATTATAGATATAATAATTGATTTGATTAAAGATGAAAATACTATTAATATTACTTTAAAATATAAAATGGTAATATCTGGTAATGAGGATCAATTAACTGTACAATTTATATAAAAATGACAAATAACCAAATTAAATATTTAAATAAGGATTTTAATGAATTTAGAAAAAATCTAATCAATTATTCTAAAACTTATTTTCCTAATGTTTATAATGATTTTTCTGATGCTAATCCAGGTGCATTGTTTATTGATTTATCATCATATATAGGTGATGTATCTAGTTTTTATATAGATAATCAAATACAAGAGAATTTTTTGTTATATGCTAAAGAAAAAGAGAATTTATTTGCTTTATCTTATATGTTTGGTTATAGACCAAAGATATCATATGCATCCAATGTTAATGTAGATATATTCCAATTAATTCCTTCAACTACTAGTGCAAGTATTAGTATTCCTAACTATGTTTATGGTTTAATAATTCCTGAGAATACTTCAATTACTTCAACATCCACAAATACTAATTTTATTACTACTGATATAGTTGATTTTACAGATATAAATAATACAGAAATATCATTTGTAGATTCTAATTATTTTTTATTAAAGAAAAGTGTAAAAGCTATTTCTGCTGAAATAAAGACTACTACATTATCATTCACATCTCCTGTAAAATATCAAACATCAACTATTACTGATGATAATATATTACAGATATTAGATGCTACTGATGCTACTAATAAAACATGGTATGAGGTTCCTTATTTAGCCCAACAATCAATTCTTACAACTGTTGAAAACCCAACATCAGGAAGTGATGGGGTACCTTATTTATTATCTTATACTAAGGCTCCCCGCCGTTTTGTTTCTAGATTTTTATCAGATGATACTTTACAACTGGAATTCGGGGCTGGTATTAATGTTTCAGGTTCAGATAATTTAATTTTACCAACCCCTGATAATATACAATTAGGATTAATACCTGGTATTTCCAATTTATTAAATAATTATAATAAAGCATCTATATTTTATACAGAAGAATATGGTTTAGCTCCAAGCGACAATATTACAGTAAGATATCTTGTTGGTGGTGGTATTAAATCTAATGTACCTTCTAATGATTTAACTACAATTAACAATTCATCAGCTTATTTCCCAAGTGGAATTACAGGTGGGTTAGCTGATCAAATATTAGCAAGTTTAGTATCAAATAATCCATCTCCAGCATCTGGGGGTAAAGGAGCTGATGAAATAGAAGAAATTAGGAATAATGCTTTATATGCTTATCAATCCCAATTGAGAGCAGTTACTAAAGAAGATTATATGGTAAGAGCATTATCTTTACCATCACAATACGGTAGCATATCTAAGGTTTATGTAACTCAAGATGTTGCTAGGGAAAAATTCCCAACCCCAACAATATCCACTATTGATGAAAGAAATCCATTATCATTAGATATGTATATTTTATCATATAATAGTGATAAAAATTTAACAAATTCTTCCACCACCTTAAAAGAAAATTTAATTAAATGGATTAACCCAGTTAGAATGGCAACTGATTCAATTGATATAAAAGATGCATATTATATTAATATAGGAATTAATTTTGATATAAAAACTAAAAGAGGGAATAATAATAATGAAATTATATCTAAATGTATAAATTCATTAAAAGACTTTTTTAACATAGATAAATGGAATGTAAACCAACCTATTATATTATCAGATATTGATTCTCTTTTATTATCTGTAGAAGGGGTTCAATCTATTAATAAAGTAGAAATCATAAATAAATCAGATGATAGTGGTTTAACATATTCATTATATTCATATGATATATTAGGAGCTACAAGACAGGGTATAATTTATCCATCTTTAGACCCTAGTATATTTGAAATTAGATATCCAAATATTGATATACAAGGTAGAGTAGTAATTTAAAAAATAAAATAATAATAAAATGGTAACATCACAACAAGCATTAAAAAAATACGGAGACCCTACATTAGAAAAATCACTAATATTATGGGATGTACCTTCTAATTTAGAAATAGGAGTTATTCCTAAAAGATTATATTGTAATAAAGATATTATAGATCCTTTATCTCAAGCATTTAAAAATCTTATAGATAGGGGTTTTGTTAATGAACTTAAAACATTCGATGGTTGTTTTAATATCCGTAAAAAAAGAGGATTGAGTTCTATGTCTTTACATAGTTGGGGATTAGCAATTGATGTAAATGCAGCATGGAATGGATTAGGTGTAACTCCAGTATTATCAGCTGGGTTTGTAAAATGTTTTACAGATGCTAGTTTTGATTGGGGTGGAACATGGACAAGAAAAGATGGGATGCATTTCCAATTAGCAAAAATTTAATCTATTAATAAATGTCAGTTTATAAAATATTTCCTGAAAAAAGTGCTACACTTTACTCATTTTACCCTACATTAAATAGTGGTATAGATGAAATATTAGAACTTAGTACTTTTGAATCTATAAATGGAACTTATGAAGTATCTAGACCAATAATTAAATTTAATAATACTGAAATAAATGATATAATTACTAATAAAGTATTAACATCATCATTTAAAGCATATTTTAAATCTTATTTAGCATATTCAACAGAAATTCCTTTAAATTATACAATATATGGTCACCCTTTGGCTAGTGATTGGAATGTAGGAACAGGTAGATTAAGTAATAGTCCAATTACTACTGATGGAGTTAGTTGGAATTATAAAGATGAATTAAGTGGTTCAGTTTGGTTTACATCAGGTTCATTTCCAACAGGTACTACAGGTTCATTCCGTTCAGGTTCTACTGATGTGGGGGGAGGGTTATGGCTTACTAGTTCAGTTCTAATGACTTCTCAATCATTTCCTTATAGTACTCCTCCTCTTAATTTAGATATTGAATTAGATGTTACTAATATTGTAAGTTCTTGGTACAGTAGTTCTATTGCAAATTATGGAATTATTCTAAAACATAGTTCATCATTAGAGTTTACAACAGCTTCAAAATTTGAAACTAAATATTATTCTGCTAATACCCATATGATATTCCCTCCTTGTTTGGAAATAAGATGGGATGATTCTGTTTATATAACAGGTTCACAAAACATAGCAACATCAAGTTTATATGTTATTAGTTTAGGAAACAATAAAAATATATTTCAACAAGATTCAGTTCAAAGATTCCAGGTTAAAGTTAGAGATAAATATCCTCCAAGAACATTCTCTACATCATCATTTTCATATACAATGGTTAATTATGCATTGCCCTCTTCTTCATATTGGTCAATAAAAGATTTGGATACTGAGGAAATAGTCGTAGATTATGATGAAAACTATACAAAGATAAGTTGTAATAATGGGAGTTATTTTGACATATATTTTAATGGATTACAACCAGAACGTCATTATAAATTATTAATTAAATCTATATTTAATAATGGTGATGTGGTAGTATTTGATGAAAATTATTACTTTAAAGTTGTAAGATGATCGGAATCTATAAAATCAATATTCAAATATAATAATGTCTAATATAGCTATAGAAAAACAAGTATTTGATAAAAATACATACAATAAAATAATTGATACTAGTTTTAATCAATTAAACGAAAAAAAAGAGGATGTAACACCATTTACATTATCCGATTTCTTTTCTTTATATGAACAATTATTTTATCAAATTCCAAAAGAAGGGGATATTAACTCACATAGATTTATTCTTCAAAAAGAAGCAGATTATTTAGGAGTTATAATAAATGAAAGTGATATTCAAGCTTTACTTAGTGAAATAACTTTATTAAGACAACAAGCTTTAGATTTTCAACAAATAATTAAAGATTTAAGTACTACAAATAAATAATGGATAATATAAAAATCATAGGAAGTATTCTTAACACCATTAATCTGAATAGATACAAATCAGAAGATATAAATCTTATTTCTTCCAGATTAATTCAAGGAAGTTTTGGGGGTGAAAATGATTATATAGAATTTTTTGTATATAATACAAGCGGAGTATTACTAAATTCAGATTATAGTTATTTAGATTACAAATTACCTAAAAATATAGGTTTATTACCAGGTACAAATAACCAAGTTAATATTAATAATTCTAATTCATTATCTGAATTAAGTACAACATCTGTTCTTTCATCTAATACTGGTTCATTATATCCAGAAATTGAAATAGATCCTGTTCAAGATTTAAAGAATTTAGGATATTCATCAGGAGAATTTGATATAAGATATAATTTTTTAGAGAAAAAGATTTCAAATGATATTGATGATGATTTATTTATTAAAGAAATATCTTCTGATAGAACTGAGATAAGATTATCTTCAACATTATTATCTAATGAAGAAATAGAAAATATTGTTAATTCTATGATTGATGAAATCAATGAAGTAGATTATCATATAGATTATATTTTAAATTTTGGTAATAATAATCAATATTTAGCTATTAATATAGCATTAAATAAAAATCCTAACGGATATGAAATTTTATTTAAATTATATGAACCATTACCATTAAATATAGAAGAAAAAACAACTTTATGGGTTGTTAAGGAAAAAGTATCTCCTTATATATTCAGTGTAAATTTAGATAAATTAATATTACCTCCTCCTTCATTAAGATTAAGAGGACCTAATTTTAGTATTCCTGTTGATAATCAAAGTACAATTTCTACATCATATAATAACTACTATAGTTTAATATCTCATTTACAATCAGTACAGAGTTCTTCATATAATCAGGTTTCTAATTTATTAGAAAATAAAAATATTAAAATTAATGTTGATTATACTGATTTTGAAAATTTTTCATTTTTCGGTTCTGTATATCAACGTTTAAGTAATTTTTATACTAAGGTAAAACAAATAGAAGATTATAATAATTTTATAGTTAACTATACTCCTTCTATTTCTACAACTGCTAGTCTTCAAACAACTATAAATCAATATTCATCTAGTATTAACAATTTAATATCCCAATTTGATGGGTATGAGTCTTTCTTATATTTTGAGTCTAGTTCATATGCTTGGCCAAAATCTGGTTTTATCAAACCATATACATTACAATCTACAGGATCAGTATCAACATGGTATAATTCATTAACATCATCTGCTTTAGATTATGATTCTGATAATCAAAATAATTTAATATATGCTATTCCTTCTTTTGTAGGGGATGATTCAAATAATGCTCCATTTTTATTATTTTTAAATATGGTTGGTCATTATTTTGATAATATATGGATTTATATTAAGTCTTTAACTGATATAAATTTAGCAAATAATAATTTAGACAAAGGAATATCAAAAGATTTAGTATATGAAAGATTAAGAT